GATTGCATTAAGAACAGATGAAAATGGAGAAGAACATAAACCGACAAAAGAATCAATTATTCTTGCTCTGCAGTATCTGAATAAACCGTTTTTAGAAAATGTCTATAATAGTAGTGTTCAAGCAGCTGAAAGAAATGCTGGTATTCCAGGAGCAAAACAAAATGCATGGAGTACATATATAAGAACCATTGCAATGCAGCAATATTCTGGAAAACAATTCAAGGATTCTGATTTTTTTAAACAAAAAATTATATATGAAGATGAAAAGACTCCTGCAGATGTTATAAAAGGCAAGGAGTCCCAGGATAATTATGAAGGTTTTGAAAAGAATAAAGCTGATGTAATTAGGTTGATTGGATATGATCCATTTGAACAAGAAGCATTGTCTGATCAACCATTTCTATACTCTCAATTAATTGGGTTGCTTGATTCTAGTGAAGACGCAAATGACGATATGATGCGTACTGCTTCTGCTATTTCTATTGTAAGAGCATTTTTACAGCAATCAAAAATTGATAATGCTATTGCTACTTATATGTCTGACGTTCAAAAACTTAGAACAAATTCCGCTACAATAAAAACACTACAGGCGAGTAAAAAAGATCTTACTGCCATTATTAAGGATCTCGCTGCTGAAAGTTGTATTTCTTTAAAGAATAATAAAAATGCTAAAAAAGGTGAAAATACTTGGACTGGTAAAATACGTAAAATCAAAGAAATGAATTTGCGTGAAGGTGAAGTAAACGGATTCGATATCGGAACTTGTCGTGGTATGCGTCAGGTTATGGATATGAGTAATGCTTCTATATTGAAGCAGCTCCGACTGGATGAATCAGAATATTCTGATATGCTAGCAGAACAAAGAGAAATGATAACAAAGCTTCGTGATGATTTGGACAATTACAAAGAAATTTCTCGTATTTTATTACGTGAAAATATTGATCTTAAAGATTATATGGAAGAACATAATTTAATAGAGCCGGATAATTTAGTTGATTTGAATGAACTATTCTCCTGCTTCTCCTCTGATGAAGAGGAAGAAACGGAGGTGACTGGTGATGATGAATCCGGATCTGATTCAAGAGCTTCCGAAGCTTAATTATTGTGAACAGGGAAATAAGATTTTTGTAAAGCCTGGAGTTTACCCATTATCTTCACGCAAACTTGAAGGTTTTATGAAAATTGCAAATCTTCAGAAATATTATCAATGCAATCCTGTAAGATTTATAAATGATTTTTTTAATATAGAATTACTTGATGCACAAGCATGGGTAATTCAGAGAGCCTGGAACTGTCCGAATGTTTTGTTAGTGTGCACCCGTGGATTTGGTAAATCTACATTGATAGATATTATGATCATGGCAAAAGATATGCTATTTAATAACTATTGGACCTATATTGCTTCCGGTTCTGGATCGCAGGCTGAACAAACGTTCACAACACTTGAAAGGCTTGCGAATGATAATATAGATACTATGCTTGGTTCTACAGGTTATATTTTTAAGGCAGAAATTGAAATTAAAAATGCTGCTGGAGATGGCTTCAGTCACTCTTCTAATGGATTCTCATATTCCCTTTATAATGGCTCATTTACTCAAACACTTAACAGTAATGTAGATAAAAAAAGAGGTATGCGTGGTAGTGTTGTATTTGATGAATGTGGATTCCTTGATGAAGAAATGATGTCGGTATATGCAGCTTTTGCAATTGTAAATAAAAGCTTTAAGTCTGGTAAGGATCGTGATGGCAAATCAATCGATCGTAACCGTCTAAGATGTATTCCATCAAATATTCCGAACCAATTATTTTATATTTCTTCTGCTTCTTCTACAGATACAAAATTCTATAAGTTATATAGAGATTTTAGCAAAAGACAACTCATGGGAGATCCTGATTATTTTGTAGCTCATATTGATTGTGAAGTTGCATTTAAACCAACTATTCGTGGAGAAACAATGGAGCCTTTGTTAACACCCGGTACAGTAGCTGCAGAAATGCGTTCTAATCCAGAAAAAGCGCGTAGAGAGTATTATTGTGAATTTACTTCTGATGCAGGTGCCAATGCGATTATTCGTAGAGGTGTTATTGCGCGTAATGAAGTGATTCGTAAACCAGTGTTATATAACGATACTGGTAAAAGAAAAATTGTTATCGCATATGACCCGGCTCGAAGTCGAGATAATTCAGTAATTTTGGTTTGTGAAATTTACTCTGAAAAAAATCAAGATGGGGATCTTGAATATAAAATGAGACTTTTAAATTGTATAAATCTTATTGATATAAGCAATAAAAAGAAAAAGAAACCTATGCAAACACCAGCCCAGATTGAATATTTGAAACAAGTTATTCTCGATTATAACCAGGGTGGGGATGAAAACTACAGCAATATTCTCGGAGTTTATATTGATGCCGGTTCTGGTGGTGGTGGTGTTAATATTGCTGACTATTTAATGCCTGATTGGAAAGATAAATCCGGTAAAACTCATAGAGGACTGATTGACAAAGAATATTCAGAAGAATATGTTAAAAAATTCCCAAATGCAGTCAATAAGCTTCATTTAATGGAACCAACTAAATACAAATCAGAAATGTATGAAGCCATGATTGAGATGATGAATCAGGATAAAATTGAGTTTACGGCTACATACGATAACAAAGGATATCTTACAATATTTGATATTGATAAAGATAAATACGAAAAAACTAAAAAAGATCTAATTGCCAAATATAAAAAACAGAAAATGACAGATGAAGAAATTGATTACAATGTTCAGAAAGAATTAGATAAACTTCAAAATGTTAAGAGTCATATTGAAAAATTAAATTGGCAAGAAGAAGCTTCTCTCTCAAGTATCGATGCATTAAAAGAGGAACTTGTAAATATGATCCGTATTCCACGACAATCAGGAAAAGATTCATTTGAATTGTGTCCTGAAAAAGCTAACCGTCTTCATGACGATAGAGCTTACGTTACATGTATGTGTTCTTATGCTCTTCAAACTGAACGCCGGAAAAACATTACTGCAAAACGTAAACCTAAAGTTGACAAATCGTTAGTTCAAAAACTTACGATTAGAAAAGGCGTTGTACGTTCTATGTTCGAAACTTAATATAATTATATGATATTTCAAAGGAGGTGCTGTTACTTGGCTAGACAACAAGGAAATATTTCTGCAAAAAAAGTTTCTACTGCAAAAAAAATTGATCCAGCACCTTCTCAGCTGAATAATACGGCTGAAATGCGTGATTGGTATCAGAAAAATAAAAAAAATATTGAAAATTATGCTGCTGCTATGGAAGGAGCAAAATCTCTTCGTGATATCACTAAGACAAGCACTAAAGCGGTGACAGCTTATAGTAAGGACAGTCTTCGTACTTACCTGCAAAATATTGGAAGTAATGAAAAGAATTTAAGAAATTTATCAAGATATCTTTATTATCGATGTCATGCTTATTATAGATTAATTGCATATAATGCAAACATGTTTTGTTTAGATGCAAGATCTGTTATTCCGGAATATGATATGGTTGCAGGTGTAGATACGAATGCCATGCTTAGTTCTTATCAGGACACATTAAATGTGTTGGATAAGTTAAATCTTCAGTATGAGTTTTTAAAAGCTTATACTATTTGTTTTCGAGAAGATGTTTTTTATGGATGCGCTTATTATGATGAAATAGGAATGTTTATTCTTCCGCTTGATCCAGATTATTGTAAAATTTCTGGTATATACAATACCGGTGATTTCGCGTTTGTAATGGATATGAGTTATTTCAGATCCAGACAGACTATGTTGGAATTATGGGGTGAACCCTTCCAGTCAATGTATCGTGCCTATGAAAGTGATACTACAAATGGAAAGTGGCAGCCTATGCCAGATGAATATGCTATTTGCTTAAAAGCCAGAGCTGAAGATTGGGAAACTGTAGTCCCACCATTCTCTGGTTTGTTATCTGGAATTATCAATCTTATTGATTTAGACGATCTACAGGCTATTGCTGACGCTCAGGATATTTATAAAATGATCTGGTTAGAACTTGAAACGATAACTGGTAGTGAGGATCCAGACGATTGGAAAGTTAATCCGGATATTGTTATTGAGTATTTTAACAGGATGATTAACGAATGCCTTCCTGACTATACTTCTGCTGCTATTGTGCCAGGAAAATTAGATCAGATTTCGTTTAATAATGATAAAGCAACAGATACGAACAAAATAGCAAAAGCTACAGAAACATTTTTCAATTCTTCTGGTGGCGCTCAGATTCTTAATAGTGCAAGTATCAGTGGTCAAAAAGCTTTTGAAGCTGCTGTACAAGCTGATACAGAGTTAGCTATTTCTATGCTTTTATACGAGACTCAAGGATGGGTTAATCGCTTCCTTACATACTGGGTATCTAATCCAGCTAAAGTAAAATTTTTTGAAGTTTCTGCTTATACGAAAGGTGATTTAAAAAAAGAATTGTTAGAGGCGGCTCAAAACGGTCTACCAACAAAACTCGCTTATAACACATTAAATCAGTTTTCTGAAAAAGAAACTATGGCACTTATTCAACTTGAAGAACAAGTTCTTGGTTTATCTAAATTACTTGTTCCGTTGCAAACATCCTATACTCAAAGTGGGACCTCTGATACCGGAGGCGCACCTCAAAAAGACAGCTCTGACTTAACAGATGATGGTGCAGCATCAAGAGATAAAGCTGATAAAGCAAATGGATAAAATTTATACCGGTATTTAAGATGTTAATATCGCTAACTGAAAATAATTATCTGTTGAAATATCATGGAGAGCCTCGTGCTCTCCTATTTTAATGGAGTGATTATTATGTTTAATGAAAAAACACAGATGTATGACGGAATTATATATTGC